TTGCGAGACTTTTGCGACAGTTTTGCGAGGTCAGAACTCGCCGGTTTCCGTTGGGCAATGCGGGCACCCAGCCTTCACTATCCGCTTCTTAACATGGTGTCGTTCATGGTTCCCGAAAGACGCGGCCTCACTACGGGCCGCTGACAAGTCACTCAGGTCTTTCCTGGACTTCTGGTGCTTGAGGTAGTCATGGATCACGTACTCACCCTTCTGCACCTCATCCACCAACCCAGCCGCAACCAGCTCCTTACCCGCTTTGACGCCGCGAACGTTGAGGTCATGCGGGGTTACTAGACCGTCCGTGCGGTACTGGTTACAGTCCGCCAGTAGTTCCACGAACAACCTGAACGCCGCGTCCGTGAGCCGCCGTATTTTCGCGTTCTTCGGCATCTCGTTTGACAGGGTGAAGTATGGGCGCGGGTCGCGCTCGATCATGTTTTCCGGCCTCCCTTAGCGTCGCGTTCCCGTTGTTCGCGCATGTTTTGTTTCCTGGCCGTGTCCGCTTGCTTGCGTGACTGCCGGCGCTCCCGGTCTGATACGGCGGTCATGCGTTCTTCTGGCGGTCGCACAAGAGGCACGTGCCCTCGTCGTTGGTCCAATAGTGTGAGCAGTCAGCCCATTGAACGTGGTGCACTTCTGTGGTCATGCTGCTAACTCCTGGATTGCTTTCTGGGATTCGAGGTATTGCATGATTTGTCCGCCGATGAACCTCGTGTAGGCCTTTGGGATTGCTTCTGCGATTGATTTGCGGTTGCTGGTCCAGTGCATGTCCATGGCTTCCTGCCATTGGGCTACCGTGCCCTTGCCCCCGCCATCTCCGTAGACGGCAAAATAGGGGCCGTCGAACCATTCGCCGTGACGGTATCCGGCAACCCTGCCGCGGTGTTTCTTGTGTTCTGGTGGCATGGGCGTGAACCCGTTGACTTCGAAGTAGCGGTGGCGGAGGACGCCGAGGCCGAACATTTCGCCGCATAGGGTGTAGTCGCGTCGGAGGTCTGAGCCTTGTACGTTTTCGATGACGGTGGGGATGTCGATGAGGGCGAAGAGTGCCCTGGTTGCTGGGATGAGGTTGAGGTATTCGTTGCCTTTGTTGGTGCCTTTGGTGAGGGTGCAGGACGCTTGGCATGGTGGTGAGCCGTGGGCTGCGTCGTATTCGTTGCCGTGTGCTGCGAGGTAGGCGATTGCGTCGCCTTGGATGAATGTTCCGGGGTAGTCGGGTTGTGGGTTGATGTCGATGCCTGTGACTTCGAATCCGGCTTCGATGTATCCCATGGCTGCCCCGCCAGCACCGCAGAACAGATCAAGGAGTTTGGGCTTGTTCATGCTGCTTCCTGTTCTTGTTGTTTGTTCCAGGTTCCGCGGCGGTGGGTGGTGTCCCATGTGGCGGCTTCCCTGGCTGCTGCTCGTAGTCCGGATGGTCCGCCGTATTTTGGTTCGGGGAGTACTGGTTTGTTGGGCCTGTCACGCCATGCGAGGGCTTCGGGGGTGGGCTGGTAGTTGCGTACGGGTAGGCCAGCGAGTTGGTTGCGTGCGGCTTCGAGGCGGGCTTGTAGTTGCGCTTCGAGTTGGGCGAGTTCGGTGGCTTCTTGTTGGATGCGTTGGCGGGTTTCGTTGCGTCGTTGGAGTGGGGTTGTGGTTTGCCCGTACACGTAGGTCATTGCGTGTTCTCCTTTTTGTAGGGTTTGCAGTCGAGGCAGTGGGTTGGTTTGTTGCGTGTGTGGTGTTTGCGTTGGATGCCGCAGCGTTGGCATGTGTAGGTGTCTGGTACGCGGGTTGCGTATGGTTTGGTTCTGGCGAGGATGCTCATGGTTGGTCCCAATTTGCTCGGAATGTTGGTGTGGTGACGTTGCAGGGGGCGTGTGGGCAGGTTCCCCATGATGATGCGTGGTGGTGTTCGGTGTGCCAGATGCGGAGTGCGGCGATGTTGTCTGCGGGGGTGTCTTTGAAGCTCATTGGTTGCTCCTTGGGGGTGGGTGGTGTTCGAGATACCGACCAAAACGGGTTTATTCGTAAATGGCCGATATCTCGAACATCGGGGTTGCCTAGAAAGGTGGTTCGGAGTCGGGTCCGTTGCCCCAACCGCCCGCATTGGATACGCCGGGTGTTGCCCATGGGTCGGCTTGTGGTGCTGCGGCTGCCATGGCGGGTTGTTGCTGTCCGCCGAACCCTCCGGAATTTCCGGATCGTTGGGTGCGGTTGACTTTGGCGTTAGCGAACCGGAGTGAGGGGCCGATTTCGTCAATCTCGAATTCGATGACGGTTTGCTTGGCGCCGTCCTTGTCGTAGGACCTGGACTTGAGCCGCCCGGATGCAACGACTCGCATTCCCTTGGTCAGGGATTCGGCAACGTTCTCAGCCATCTCCCGCCAAACCGATGAGCGGAGGAACAGGGTTTCGCCGTCCTTCCATTCGTTCGATTGACGGTCGAATACTTTCGGGGTGGATGCGATGGTGAAGTTAGCGACCGCGCTGCCAGATGGCACGAAACGCAACTCCGGGTCGTTGGTGAGGTTGCCTATTACGGTGATCGTGGTTTCGCCGGCCATTGTTAGGCTGCTTTCTGTTGTGCGGTGGTGAGGGTGTATTTTTCGAGGTTTGCCATGTGTAGGCCTTGCCAGTGGATTTCTACTTCGGGGTCCCCGGTGGAGACGATCACGACTGGCGCTGATTTGTAACCGAGTTCCTTGACCGCTGCGAGGTCTTTGGGGTCTTGGGTTACGTCTTTCTCGGTGTACTCGACACCCTTTTTCTTGAACCAGCGTTTGATTGCCATGCAGGGTTGGCATCCTGGCGAGGTGTACAAGGTGATGATGCGGGGTTTCAAGCTGCTGCTTTCTGTTGGTGGTATGTGGGGTCTAGGTCGCGGGTCCAGTGGTAGCCCCCATCAGGGCACTGGTAAAACCTGACTTCGGCGTCTCCGCCTTTGGTTGCCCAGATGATGGCGTGGACGTGTCGGGCGTGTTCGATGCTGCGGCAGAGTAGTTTTCCGCAGCGGCATCTACGGGGGAGGCGTTCAGGCCGGAGGGTTTTCATCAGCCGGGGTAGCGAGTGCGTAGATGGCGTTGAGGGTTTCCTGTGGTGCGCCGGCTTGTTGTGCTGTGTAGTAGACGGCTTTGATGTTGTCGATGTCACCGCCTGCTAGTTGCGCCTCAGCCAGGAAGTCGCGGGCGACAGGTGCGGCGAGGGGCTGGACGGTGAACACTGCGGACCGGCCTTTCTTGATCAGCAGCGGCACCTTGAGGGGCTTGTCGATGCCGGTCATGTGGCTGATGCGTGTGCCGCCGACAGCTTCGTTTCCGAACTGGACGGTGGGGTCGCAGAACAGGGTGACGCTCTGCCCGATGTACGCGGATGCTTTGCTGCCCCATGCCTTTGCGATTACCCGGCGCATGGAGAGCCCCGGTCGCCATACTCGGGGGAACCCGGCAAGGTGGAAGTTGAATGGCTGCTCATTGTTGTGCTTGGTGACGTTCTCGATGGTGAACGTGCGTGGCCCGGCAACAAGGTCAACTGCGTCTAGCTGGTCGCTCTTTGGTGCGAGGCTTTCGGTCATGTCAAGGTCCATTTTCAGAATCCAATCTCGATGTCAGGGAAGTGGTCGATGCGTTCGGTGGGTGGGTTGCCTGCTGTTTGGAGTCGGTAGTTGCCGATCATGACGGCGGCTGTGTTTTCGAATTCGCGGGCGGCTTCGAGGACCGCGGCTTGCCAAAGCGGGTCTGGGTGGACGCGTTTGACGAATGGGGGCATGCCGCCGTTGTAGGACATGAAGTCGAGCCATTTGCGGCCTGAAACTAAGAGGCCGGTTTGGATTTGGGCCATGTGTTCTGCGGGTACTTCGTCAGCCAGGATAGTGGCGAGGTGTTTCTTTTGCCGGGGTGACTTGATTTCGAGTAGCCCGTCATCACCAACCAAGCCATCCGGTGAATACCCGATGCGTCCCCAGCCGAAGTCCCGGACCATGAACCCGACTTCATGAGCTGATTGGTAGCGTTCGCTGTATACGTCGCGGGCGTAGGGCTCATCGAGGGTTCCGCGCAGCATGTCGCGGCTCTCTTGTACTGGTTCGACGTATCCGGTGATTCGTTCTGCGACCAAGGCCAGGGTGAGTGCGCGTGAGTAGTCGGTGGATGACACTTTGAATACTGGCGGGAGGTGGTTGGCTTCGTGTGCGCGTTCGTCGTGGGGGGTTTTTATCGGGGTGGGGAGTTTGCGTGCGGTGCTGATGCACTGGTTCCCGGCTGGTTCACCGCAGCGGGGGCAGTCAACGGCTAGCGCGTCGGGGGATCCTTGGGTGATGAACTGCCCGATGACTGATGCGGTTGGGATCCCGCAGCGTGCTTGCAACCACTCCGGTTCGCCTTGGATTAGGTTCTCGAACACATGGAGGCTGCTTGCTTCTGACTCGATTGTGACTGTCATTATTCGGCGTCCTCCGGGTTGATGGGTTCGGTGATGGCTTGGTCTTGGTGGCAGGCGCAGTCGGGATGGTGCCGGTTGCGGACTGTGGCTGCGAGGTTGGCGTTGGACGCGGCGAGCAGGTCACGGTGCTCGGCTGCGTAAAACTCAGCGGGCGTCATGCGGCGAGCTTTGCGCGTAGGTCTACGCGGGCACCGGCGATGCTCGAATTGATTAGCTTCCGCGCTGCTGCATCTCCGTAGGCGATGAGGACTGACGGCGCCCCGCTATTGGCTTTGGCTCGTGTGCCGTCTGGATGGTGGAAGTGCAAACGTCCCTCGATGAACAGGAGGGCACTTGCGTAGGGCCATACCCAGTCGAAGAACATGCGCGTCTCAGTGCGGGCGAACACAAGCGCTACACCGTCACCATGCTTGGCGAGCCGCTCAAGCCAAGTGGCTGCCTGCGCACCATAGGGCGGGTTCATCCATACCCGGCCTTCCCACTCAAATGAGAGCCCGTCATCCTCGGCGGTGTAGTGCTTTGCCGCCGTATCCCAGGGCCTTCCAACAGGCGAGCAAGGGTCCAAATCGAACGGCCCTAGAGCCTGCACGATGTGTGGAGGGGTGAGCCAAACGTCTGACTTCATGGCCGCTGACTGATGCGATCCCATTGCGCCGCTCATACCCGCTCCCACCTTGAAAAGAACCGTCCAGATTTGAGACGCCACTTCTGCCCGCACCGGCAAAGCTCAACCTGCCCATCCGGCAGGACGCCGTAGAAGTTGCTTGGCAACTGACACTCATGCGGCTGATAGACCGTCGTGGTGCTCATGCGACGTTCCCGAAGATCATTTGTTCGAGGTCGCCGGCGAGGCGTTTGATGCGTCGGCGTGCGAGGTTTTCGGTTTCGTCTTGGATGGGCGGGATGTGGTTCAGCAGGGCTTGGCGGTGGGGGTTGAAGATGGCTTGCGGGGTGTAGTTCGTGTTGTTGGGGATCAGTTCGACGCTCATCGGGTTCTCATCTCTTTGTCGGTGCGGTCATTGCGCGTGGGGTGGTGGCGGGTGGTGGTGACAGGGAACGGGCCAACATACTCACGAGTCGCGGTGCAACGCTCATGAGCCGGGGCCGGGTTGAAACTCACGACCTCGCCGGGCCAAGGATCTTGCCGACCTGTGAGCCAACCCCAACTTCCAAGCAGTAAACGCATTGGAGCAGGCCATCAGTGAGGATGACTGTCGTGAACGGCCAGCAAACGGATAGGACATCGCTGGTGTTTCCGCAGAACTGGCAGTCGCGTTGGTAGTAGTGGGTTGCTTTCCCGCCGTGCTTCTCGCTGCTGGTTCCGTGGTGTGGGTGTTCGCAGCCGAGTTCTTCCATCTCGCCCACCAACAGTTCGAGGCTTATCTCGGTGCCTGCTTGGACGGTCATGGTTGCCGGTCCTCGATGATGGCCCAGCGGATGAACACGCCCGCCATGATGGCGCCGGCCAGGATGAGGGCGATCATTGGTCTGCTCCTGCCATGCGCTGTGCTGCGGTGAATGCTTCGGCTTGGGTTGCGTGGGTGCTCATCGCGTATCCGCCGCTGGTGTTCCTTGCGCGTGCCCACCAGTGCCCGTATTCCTTGACGACGGATGGCTTGTCTGGGTTTTCGCGGAGTGCGTGGAGTTTCATTGGTCTTCGCCTTTCCTTCGTGCGTCTGCGTCGTTTTCGTACTTGGTTTGTTGTTGTGCTTCGTCGTCTTCGCGTTGGCTGTAGTACATCCAGTCGCGGGGTTCGCGGGTTCTCATCGGGCTTGCTCGATGGTTGCTAGTTCTTGTTCGAGCCGGGTGAGGTGTTCCTGCATGAGCCGGATTTCGTGGGTCATGCGGCCCGTCCTTGGATGCGTTGCTTCTTGAGTGCCACGCGGGCTTGTTGTTGGCGGACGAGTTCGGGCCAGGAGAACACTTGGCGGTGGCGTCCGTTGCGTTCGGGGATGTGGCCGTGTGCGACGTATGAGCTGTATTCGTTTGCGAAGTCCACGAGGCTGAACAGTTTGGAGTGTTTGGCGACGGTGCTGCCGGTCTTGAAGTACTCACGCATGATGGTCGCGTTGGTTACTTGCTGTGTGCTCATTTGGTGTTCCTTGGGGTTCGGGATCGGGAGCCGATCTTGGTTCGGGGTTGTTCTGTGGCGGGTGCTGTTTGGAGTCGTTCGAGGATTTGGTTGAGGTGGGTTTGGGTGAACCTGATCCGGTTACCAACCCGTAGCCTTGGCCAGTTTTCTTTGGTGGCTAGTTGGGTGACTTGGTTGTTGGAGCATTGGAGCCATTCCGCTACCTGGGTGACTGTGTAGACGGGCTCAAGCGGATCGGTCATGCCGCTATCGGGACGAGTAGTGCTTGTTGTTCCGGTTCGGGGATTTTGATTGCGGTGATGGGGACGTTGAATGTCTTTGCTGCTGCGTAGAGGTGGGGGTTTCGGAGGCGCCGGTAGCCTGCTTCGATTTGGGCTACGTAGGAGCGGGACATTCCGAGGTGGGCGGCGAGTTCGTCTTGTGACATGCCTGCCATGTTTCGGAAGGCGGTGATGGTTTCGCCTACGCGCTGGTTTTCGGGTTCGATGGGGGCCGGGATCCTGGTCCGGGGCCTTCCTACTCTTACTGTGCTCATAGGGAAAGTGTGGTGTAACAGTTTGAAAAAGTCAACCACTCCTTCCTGAAAAAACACCAACTTCACCCCACTTCCCTTAATTGGCGCGGATTTTTGGGGGTAGTTACGCGAGTGTTTTTCAAGGTTTCGGCCCGGATGTTTCAAACCCCGGATGTTGCTGTTACAAAAAAACTTCTGCGAGTGTTGGTGTCACGACAGGTAGTTGTGACCCACTTAGTGAGTACGGAGCAGGTACTCATTCCCGAAAAGTCAGGTACCGGTACCCCGTTGT